AAATTTAGTGGAGAACTCTTTTCTGAAGTTCATTAATTTGTCAATCGACTTATCAGATATACCCTTAATTGAAAGTAGGCCGAAACGAATGTCGTCTCCTTCAATCTTGAAATCCAAATCGGACTTAATTATGTGAGGGGGCAAAAGCTTAATACCGAAAAGATCAAATTCTTGTTCTATTTTTGATATCTCTTTAATTGGATCTGGCTCATGACGAGTCATCTTAAGTAAGGCCAAAAAGAATTGTTTTGGGTGCTTGAATTTAAGATATATGGTAGCCGCAGAAAGGGAGGCGTAAGCTATTGAGTGAGACTTATTAAAAGAATAATTAGCCGAGTCTTCTAGGACGCTCCACAAGACATCTCCAACATCGGCTTGACCTTTGGTGCCTGTCTGTTCCGAGCTTAACTTGTTTTCTTCTACCTTTTTTCTAATTTTCTTTTTCCACTCTCTAACTTCTTTAATTTTCTTCTTTCCTACTATCCTTCTTAGAGTTTCGGCTTCGTCGAGAGTAAACCCTACTTTGTGAGCCATCTGCATCATTTGCTCTTGGTACAAACAAACTCCTCCTGTGCCTTTTAGTATATCATCGAAGAAAGGATGTATGGCCTCGTAAACATCGTTATTGCTAAAGTCAGAATATTGATCAACAAAAGCCAAAGCTCCCGGCCTACCTAAAGCTAAAACAGCGCTTAGCTCTTCTAGGCTCTTAGGTTTAACTTTCTGACAAACCCTAAAGTTAGCATCAGCTTCTATCTGAAAAATTCCATGAGGGGATTTTAAGTCGTAGGTTTGTTGGTATATAAATTCATCGTTAAGGTTTATGTCGGTAACCTTTATTCCTATCTCCTTGCAGGCTTGGTCGACAACAGAAACACTTCTTAATCCAAGTATGTCAAGTTTAACATTTGATAAAGAGACCCAATTCATATCGAACCCCGAAACAGGGTCTTTATCAGAGGACAGCTCAGTTGGACAAGATTTATCAAGGTCATCGTAAGACAATAAAATTCCAGAAGGGTGAACTCCTTTGTTTTTTATTAGTCCCGCTATCTTTCTGGCTACGGTGTAAACTTTCTCATTTTCGCTGCACCAGTCTTCGAATTCGGTTACCTCATTTCTGGCGGTTTGGATGTCTTGGACCTTTCCGAAAACTTTCGGTATCAGATTAGATACCGAGTTCATTTCGGTTTCCGTTTTTTCTCCAACGACCTTTCCGCATTCTTTTATCAAAAGCTTTCCGCTTAATGTGTTGAGGGTGAGGATTTTTGCGGTTTTGCCTTTAAACTTCTCTTCAAGGTATCTCAAGACTTTTGGGCGACTGTAATAGCAAATATCCAAATCCACATCACACATCAAGTTTCCATCTAGATATGTCACGCCGTCTATGACTTGTTTTTTTGCCCTAGCCTTAGAAATGAATCTTTCGAAGTATAATCCGTATTTTATTGGGTCTATTTGAGTGACGCCTATAAGATATAAAACAAGACTGCCCGCGGCCGAGCCTCTTCCTAGGCCAGTTGGAATCCCTTGCTCTTTACAAAAGTTAACGACATCATACACAAGTAATATGTAATCAACAAATCCTAATTCCTTTATTATACCTAACTCTCTTTTTGTTCTGTTTATATAGTCTTGTCTCTTGCCAGCTATTTCTATAGTCTTTAGTCCTTCGCTGCACAGGGCCTTTAAGAAGGAGAAGTTGTCGTCTTTGACTGAATTCATACCCTCCTTCTTCTTGGGCTTGAATGAGGGTAGCCTGACTCCATGTATGTCAAGGGATACCCCTTTTAATTCGGAAATAAACTTATTCATTATCGTCGTTTTTGGAAGGCCTTACGGCTCCTTCAATATCTAGCCTGTGTAAAATTGTTTTTAAAGCGTTTGCGCTGTTCTTGTCCGTTAATCTAAATAAGACCTCAGCGGATTCTTCTTTTTTGTTTTTCTGAATAGCTATTAGAAGGTAATCTATGTTATCTTCTTTTAACTTGCCAGAAAGGTCGTATAAGTAATCTAAAGAGGCCATTATATGTCTACCATGTACTTCAACTTATCCCAAACTTTTATATTCAGCTCTAAATCAACTACTGCGTCGTGGAGGTTTTCGTAATCGTGGTCTATGTCGAACTCTTTGCCTAGGGCCGTAAGGTTGGTTCTTACTCCCCTCTTCCTTTTGTGGACCATCTTATACTGGTGGAGGGTTAAGTTGTCTGGGTTGCCGTTAGAGCGAAAAGGGGCGTCCATTTTTACGCCTTTGGCGAGACAGTTGGTGTCTATAACTTTGGAGACAAGATGTCTGTAATCCTTACCCATATAGTTGTAGAAATCTTTTATAAGGTAGATGTCAAATCCTAGGATATTGTGGCCAACAATATAGTCGCAGGAATCAAGCTCCCTTTCTATATCTTCAAAAGCCTCCTCTGGGGAAATAGCTAAAGACTTAAATTTTGAAGGGTTAAATTTTGTAATCCTTGCTGCCTCGACACCTATCTCCAAATCTGTGTCCCATTTTATGTGAAGGTCCCACTTCTTAAGGGGTTGAGTATTGAACCCGCTCTTGGTTTTAATCATACCTACCTGCCAAGGAAGGTTTTCGACACTGTTTAGGCAAAGGTTGAAGGTCTCGCAATCGATAAAAAGCAGAGTCTTGTCTTTGTTGAATCTTAGTAGATGTTCGTCCATTATTTAAAAATCAAAGATGTCTTCATGGGCTTCGGGTATTAATGTTTTACGCAAGCCGGATATAGGCAAATTGTACATATCCACTAAGGTAGTAAAGTTGTTCGAGCTGTCTTTGCGGCCTTTTTCCCAAAGCTCAGAGGCTTGCCAGAATTCTTGGTATGGCATATCGCCGCAGTACCATACATTTATTAGTCCATAATATTGTTTCCCGCCTTTTCTTTGTAGTCCTTCTGACGCTTCTCCATAATAGTCGCTTTTTTTAAATTGCAAACTTATAAAAGCATATCTATCGGGCTTTTGATGATTGCTTGTTTTTGCTACGGATACATCATAATAGCTTTTAGGTTTTACTATTCGCCTTTTCGTTTTGACTTCGATGGTTTCACCATTTCGATTAATATCGTGGTTATATTTATCACTTGGCGTTTTGACATTCAAGTAAGTGCTTAACGCTAATTCTCCAACTCTTCCAGCGGCATTTCCTCGACCACTAGTTATAGAATTATTTAAAGAACCAAGTTCTGTAGCCCACCTCTTCGCTTCCTCTATCATTTCTTGCGTATGTGGTAATTTAATCATTTTTTTTCATTCCAGCTTTCAAGACAAAACTCATCAGAACACATATGTTCTAGGTTGGGTTTACTCAGTGTTGTTCTTTTATTTATGCATTTGAACGTAAGGTAAGCTTTGAAGTCTTTTTTATCTTTGTAGTAGATTGATTTTGTTCTTATCAATGAGTCGTCTGGCAGTTTAAGCTCTTCTGAAGTGTAATTTTTAACAAGTTTAGTCAGCAAGTTGTCAAACGGAAGGTTATTGTTTTCAAGAAAGAAAACAGGATCTAGAAAAGAGAAGTCGGGAATGCATGTTTTGCTATGCAAGTTATTGTAAAAAATAAAAGAATCATAAAAAGGAACCGCCAAAGACAGATCTTCGTTAGACCAGTGCTTTTTTAAGTTTTTGAAATCTGTTCGGGGCTCATAATAAAAACCATCTTTAGCCGCTTCGCTGTAGATCTTTATTAGCCTTTCGTAACCAGTGTTGTTCTTGCAAAATATAATATATTTACAAGAGGTGTTGAGGGACTCTTCGTTTTTTACAGACAAGTCCTCACAAAAGGTAAGTCTAAGACCGAAGTTAAACTTCAAACCCGCTGATTTAGCGTTAGTGCAGGCTTCTAAAAAGCCCGTCATGCTATCTTCGACTAAAAATAAATCATCTATGCCGTTTTCAGTGCATAGCTGGATAACTGAATCCGGATCAAGAGGGTCTTTCTCTTCGCTTGGTTCACTAAGCGTAAGTATCGATCTACCGACGCTGTAATGAGATTTCCATAATGGAATAATGCTTCCCATGCCCAGATTATAGGACGAAGTTGGAGTAAGGTCAAGCTAAAAAATCGAACAAATCTTCTTTTTCTTGATTTTTGTGAGCTGGGCAACCGTCATAAGTCTTTTTGACTATTTTTTGACCCTTTTTAGGAACTAAATCGTCTTTAAGCGACCTGCCTAATACTTTATCGTTTTTGTCGACCAACTGCCAATAGGTATAACTATTTAAATACGGACACCTCCAAGAGCCTATCTTACAAAACCAAGCGTTCTTTCTGGAGTTTTTAGCGTAATTGGATTTCGCGTCCTTCTCTGTGAAGTTATTTATTTTTTTGTATACTTCGGCCAAAAAATACTCGAGTCCTAATAATTGATCCTCATTGAACTCTAGTACTTGAGAGGGCTTCCTTGGGTGCCTTAGAAAAAGGAACTCCACTAGGGATTTTTTATCTGGCCATATTTTTTTGGCAGCAAGAGAATAAGCCATAGCTTGAATATTGGAAGTTAACTCTTCTCCCCTGAATTTGTTTTTGCTACTTTTGTAATCTACAATTTTAAGCTTATCTTCATAGTGAATAGGCTTGTCCATAAAGCCCCTTATTTTGTACTGGGGGTCTTTGTTGTCTATTAGGAACTCGTACTCGGGGTCTCTAATTTCGCCGCCCTCACCAAGGAAGTCGTTTTTTAAACCGACAAGAATCATGTTATCCATTAATTCAAACGTGTCGTCAGAAGACATTTCTGGGAGATCCCATTTCTCGGCATCTCTGTTCATATGCTTCAAGATAAGCCTAGAGATCGCACCGCAAGATCTGATAGACCCGCTGTCGACAATTAGCTTTATGTACTTTTTGTGACGAGGCTTAAGTAGTAGCTCGAAAACTAAATGAGCTATTGTTCCCCTGAGAGCCCCTTCGTTTTGTTGTTGGGGAACTTTCTCGTGATAGTTCATCCAGTAAGACCAAGAGCAAGTCTCAAGAGTCTTTATTCTGGAAGCTGATAATATTTTTTCTTCTTTAGCCATTAGCCCAATTGTTTATTTCGTTTTTATCCATGACACCGAAGTCATTCTTGGTAGGTAGTTTTATTTTGATTTGACTCGAGTCAAAATATTTTTTGAGTTTGGTGGAAATCTTTTCGGCCGCTATGTTTCCAGCCTGAGAACTGTTGGCGTCGTTGTTGAGGCAAATAAATATTTTATCTGGATCGATCTTTAGTAGGACATTTATAAGCTCCACGCTTACGTCTACGCCGAAAGTAATTAAGCTATGTTTGTATCCAGCGTTCCAGAGGGATAGCATATCGCCTATGCTTTCAACGAGGATAACTTTTTTTCTCTGCTTGATTTCTTGGTAATTTAAGTGCAAGGGGTATTTCCATTTTGACTTTTCTCCAAAATGCTTCCACTTTGGCCTAGTTGGGGAAGGTAGTAAGTCTCTACCAGAAAAACCAACTATAGACTTGGAGGAATTAAAAATAGGAAAAACGTATCGCCCTTTCATTCTTCCTTGGTTCGCTATTCCTCCTCTGAATAATTCGATAACATCAAGGGGAACCCCTCTCTTTACCCAATAGCTATGATCTGGGATAAGCTTATCGAGGTACTCCAAAGAGTAGATTTTTGGATGTTTGATTTCGGGCTTTTGAGAGGAGTATGTTTGGGTCGATATGCCTTTTTGAGAAACCCACTTTACTGCTTCTTTTGAAGTTTTTAAATTAAGAGTCAGCTTGACTAAATCGCTAAGAGAGCCTTTGATGTTTGCGCTAAAATCTATAAAGTGACCAGACTTTTTGTCTACCTTTAGTGATGTGCTGTTTCCAGAATCTCTATAAATAGGTCTCATTCGATATTCTTTTCCATTATCCATGATATTGGAATATCCTATCTCTCCTAATATATCTTTTATTTCGCTCATGTTATCAATGCTGGGTCTGGTATGACCGGGCAACTGACAGATAACTCTATTCCTTTATCTCTTTTAACGTTTATAGAGAAAGCCGTTAGGTTGTCTTTGTAGATATCATTAATTAAATATCGAGGCCCGGGGTTTAAATCAAAAATGATTTTATCGTATCTAACTTTAAACCTTTTTAACATTTTTAATGTGTGTTGTTCTGTTAAAGGATTTCTTGCTGTTGTAAGCACGACTACGTCTTCTTTGGGGAGGTCGTTGATAAATTTCACACTTTTAGGTATGGCTTTTTCATAAAGGTGACTTCTTTCCTTTTTTTCGATTATGAGCTTTTCTATGTCGTCGTCGCCCATATGTTTGACGATAGTGCCGTCTATGTCAATAAACCAAGTCTTGTGCCTGAATAATTTTTCTTTTTGTTTCATTTAAATCTGGTACCGGTGACTGGAATCGAACCAGTACTCCCTAACGGGAAAGAGATTTTAAGTCTCTCGTGTCTACCAATTCCACCACACCGGCGTTTTTTTTGTGTCGAGGAGAGTAGGGGCAATTTTTGCATCCTGTTCCGCAACACTTTTTTTGCTTAATTAAAAATTCTCTTGATAAGGGCTCCATCTACCAAAACCAAACCATGTAGTCGTCTTCAAAGTCTTCTGGTAAAATATCATAATTACTTTTGTTCATTTCTTTCCTCCGAAATATTCTTTTGCATGGCCTTCTTCCAATAGTGTTTTATTGTAGCTTAGGCCTGCCCCAGATAGGTTTGGAGAGAGCGCAAAAAGCTCTCCGAGAAGTCTTCCATATTTTCCTTTTTTGTCAATAGTTGTTTCGACAATAAACTCATTTTTTCCTTCTTTGATTAGCTCCTTGAGTCGAGCTTTAGCAGCGAGGCCGCGTTTTTTTTCTTCTTTGTCTCTTGTTCTGCACTCTGGAGTGTCGATCCCGTAAAGCCGAATTCTTTCTTTTTTGTAGGTGCTGAAGCCGCAGTCGATCATTGCGTCAACTGTGTCCCCGTCAACTACTCTTATTAGTTTTGCTCTGTACTGGTACATAATGGTTATTTTATTTTCCCGACTTCGATTATATTAGGGTAAGTCTCTCCGTCTAAAGGAATTTTAGAAGCTATACTTTCTTTTTCTTCGGGGCCGACTACCATGCACATGCCTACGCCGTTATTAAATACAGATTTCATTTCTTCATCTGAAACCTTGCCCCATTCTTGAATGGAGTCAAATACAGAAGGGCGAGGTATGTCTTGCTTCCATTCAACATCTAGCCCTTGTGGTAAAATTCTATTTAAATTACTGAGTCCTCCTCCGGTTATATGTGCTACACCTTTTATTTTAAATATACTCAAAAGGTGCCTTAGTCTGTATACATATATTTCAGTAGGTTTTAGTAAATCGTTTATAATTTCTTGTGTGGCGTCTATTTTTTGTAAAATTTTTCTTAGAAGAGTATAACCGTTACTGTGGAACCCGTTGCTTGGAAAAGCTATTACAGAATCTCCTCTCTCAATAGTTTTGCCATCGATAAGATCTTCCTTTTTGACTATACCTACGCAAAAGCCAGCTACGTCAAAGGTCTCGCTAGATACTAAGTCCGGCAACTCTGCCGTCTCTCCGCCTATTAGTGGTATTCCGTAATCGCTACAACCCTTCTTGATCGATTGCACGACCTCCAAGAACCGGGCTTCATCTATTCTGCCGGAGCAAAAATAATCCAAAAAGAATAGTGGCCTTGCTCCCGTACAAATAATATCATTAACACACATAGCAACACAGTCCACGCCAATGCCTCCGAGTTTATTGTGCTCTTGAGCCAAAAGAATCTTGGTACCGACGCCATCGGTAGACGCTACTAAATAATTATCATCACATAAGTTATATAGGCCAGCAAATCCACCTATATTATCCACTAAACCAGAAATACTTTTTGTAAGCCTGTCCGATTTAGCTATGTCTACTCCTGCGTTTTTGTACTGATGCATTTTTATTCCATTTTATATCGTCGTAATTGTTTCTATATTTTCGGGACTGACAGTTTCTAGGCGAGTCACCTTTTCCAGATTGTGATTCTTTTTTTTTACTCATAAATTACCTCGTAATCTTCAATAATGGAATTGTATAAAAGTTTGTCTATTGCTGTTTGGATGTTCTTTTTTACTTCTTTCTCGGGGCCGTCTTCTAACTTTATTTCAATGTACCTGCCTATACTAACCTTATCGAGATACTTTATGCCTATCTTCTCCAAGTTTCGCTTAACAACGACTCCTTGGGGGTCAAGGGTGTTTGACTTGGGGCGCGTCATTACTCTAGCTTTTTTCATTCTAAAATGCTCCGTATGCAACCAATAATATAGCCATAATAACCTGCCCTATTG